TTCCACCTACGCCTAAATCACTTCCAGTTACCAATGACAAAACTCCGTCTGTTCCATCTACACCTGTTCGCAATCCATATCCACTATCAGCTAAAAATGTGTTTGCTGTAATAGTGCCTGTGGTGGTGAGGTCATAACTCCCTAAGTCTACATTAGCGTTAGCACCTGTGTAGGGGACATAAGTTCCTGACCCCATCTCCATCCAGCCACCAGAAAAGAAAACCCAAAATACCATTTCAAAGATAAGCCATACCATAAACCCTTCAAGTGGAATAGTTTCATACCATTCTTCACCATCCCACTCATAAATATAGCCATCATACCAACCTAATCCTTCATCTGTGCCATCAGATATATACCTATCGCCTACTTCAGGGTCAGGAGGTAAGCCCTCTGTAATATCCCATTCTTCTTCAACAGGCGGAAGTAGTGTCAGGGTTTCCCAAGCACCATTCCTACGACCATATAACAATCCGTCAGAAGGAGCGTCTTGCAAATATCTAGCATCATGATCAGAATTAGTGCCAGCAACATCTGGCATATCAGATAAAGATGAATGTGTAATAGTTTCATCTATATCAGCCACCATATCGAATGGTTTTCCCAGAGGATTTATTTTAAATAGATTTCCCATTATCCATAACTTTCTGTGGTTCTTTCAGTCCAGTTTCCATAGGCAATTTCTATTTTAGTGCATTGATTTGAGCCGTCATAGGTAAACTTCTGTAACAACCAACCATCTGTTCCTTCTGCTAAACTTCTTGGGGCAGCACCTGAATAAATGCAATTCCCACCACTCCACTCAAAGCGTTTAGTCATATTAGAGGGTATCTCGGTTATTCTTGAAGCCCACAAATCCTGCTCAAAGTTCGCCTGCTCTATACTGGAGGGTTGAACCGCCCCAGAAAACTTTTCACTCGTTCCTAAATTCATTTTGGTCTCTCCAGTGATTGATAGCGTTTAGTTAAATCATCAGCTTTCTTTTTAAGCCTTATATAATTCCATATTCGGTCTATTCTTCTTTCATTACCAGCTAACCCAAGTTTCTGGTCTATTTCTGATATGGCTTGCATAACATTACCAATAGTTATTTCTTTACAACCCGACTTAGCAAACTCATATATATCAACGAGCCTCTCCTTCTCCAGCGGAGACATAAGCGGTGTGGCGTCAAAGAAGTAAAACACATCTATCGGTATGGTCTCGGTGGTTAGCGGTATGTCGGCTTGAGGATGTTCTATTACTGGCTGTTGCTCGCTAACTTGTTCTGCTGATTTTGCTAATGGCATAAGTCTCCTATTTTCTATATTCCTTGATAATATTTTCTATCTTTCCTCTTATATCTAATCTATTTTTTAACTTTTCTTCATCAGAAACACCCTTATGAGACTGAACTTTAAACATTTGATTTTGTAAGTTTCTTATATCTTTAGTTAGTTTGCTAACTTTAAACTTTTTAGATTCCTTAACATCTAATGGGGTTATTTTTATACCAGCTAAAGCATCTAATAATGTTACTGGTAACTCTCTTACCCTATCAGCATAGTCGGGTCGTTTCATTAGTGCATCTACTATCTTCTCAAACGAATAGCCGCCCTTAGTAACCGCTGGTATAGCTGGTGCAAGTGATGGAGCAAGTTGGCGATAAATATATTCTACTATTTTTTGTGTTCTTTCTGTTTTGGTTGCACCAACAGGAACTATATCAGAACCCTTAAAGTCTTTGTTAGACTTTAGTTCACCTATTATTGTAATGAGTGGATTAGAAACAAAACCTTTTACTAATCCTTCTTTCATAATCTCTGGAGCCATACCTATAGGAAGAGTGTATTCAAGGTTATACCATTGCGTATCACCATTCTTATCTTTCCAAGGCATTATAAGTGTCATAGGCATACCACCCAATGATTGGAAATACCAAGGGGGTAATGATTTTTGTTCCTTTTTAAACTCTGCTTCACTCATACCAAGTGTTTTCTCGGCTGCTTTATTCCAACCCTTAAATAGAGCATAATATTTATATACCCTCATAGGATTTGTAGTAATAGCCTCTGCTAATCTTGGTATTGATTTATATGTAAAGGTAATAAACGGAGCAAGTTGCTTTGCACCCTCTATAATCTTTGGTACTTTACTATAATCAAACAACCATTTCTGTGCTTCTTTAGCAGCCATCTCTGGTGTAGCTCCACGTTGCATCATATCGGTAAACTTAACCATTTTGGCAATCTGTTCTTCTGCCTGATAAACTGTTCCAGCCTGTTTAAATGGTGTTTTTAATACATTAAGCCACCTATTTATATTACCGCCCTGTCCCTTTAAGTAAGTGTCTCGTATCTTAGAAACCTCACTACCTACAAATTCCCCACCGATTGCCCCGTGCTCAAGGGCTAACCTATAGTTTTTACCTTTAGCGAGGTAATCCTTCATAACTCCTGGCATAAGCTGTAATTGTTTTATATGATTAACTCCACTTAAATCTAAAAGCATAGAATTAGACATCATATTTCTAACGTGAGTAGCTGGATTTAATACAACCTTACCGTATTTCCAAGCACTTAATGCTTTTTTGTAACCTGCAAATGCAACTTCTTTAGCACCAACAATAGCATTAACATCCTGACCTATTTCTGGTATAACCCACTTATTGCGTAAAGCACCCATAGATGGTGAATCAGCCATTTTTATCATCTTGCCAGTAATGTTTGCGTCAGAAACCCACTCTGAATTAACCGCTACATTTTTAAATAATTTTGCATTAGTTACTGTTTCTGATAGTTGTTTTACTCTTATAGCAGTAGGTAGTGCAGGCTCTTTAATCTCACCCATCTTCCTTAATACTTCAGCAGATAATTCCTGCCTACGCTTTAAACCGTCTAACCTTAATCTAATATTTTTCTTAGTAAAAAAGTTGCCACCCTGAGTAAGTTTACTTTCATACATTCTTGCCATATACTTACCCATATTAGCATCTATGGCTTCTTCTGCTGCTTGTTTTGGTATCCCAGACTTTACAAGTTCCTTAGACCACTTATCCATTACTTGTCTACCCTGATTAGCAATAGCTGAGTATTCTTGATATTTTGGTAGTTGTCTAATAGTTTCTGCCTCACCCCTAAAAATTCTACCTACAATACGCTGTTCTTTACCAGTTAATGTTCTGCCAGTAAAAGGTTCTTTAGATAACACCTGAGATACACCAACAGCTTCTCTACCACCCGCAGCCCTTGCCAATGTAGCTTTTTCTGCCAAAGCCTGATACGCTTCTGGAGTACCCCTACCAACAGTAAGTTCTTTTGTTAAAATCTGCTGAACCTTCTTTGGTACTTTGTTCCAAATAGCTTTACTTACTGGAGATGCTATTTTACCAACCACCTTTGCGATAATTGGTGCGGTTAAAACATGTTCAGGTTTATAAAAACGAGTAGCCTCTGCAACCATTTGTCTTGCAAATGGAACAGTAAGACCTATTCCCTTTTTACCAGCAAGTTCTTCTTGATTGGGTTCTATTTTTTTAGCCAACCACTCTACACCCTTATCCCAACCCTTTAACCCTGCAATAATAGCTGTATTAGCTTCTGGTTTCTCAAAGGCAGCTTTTACTATTTGACCTGTTGTAAGACCCTCTGATTCTCTTTGCACAAAAAAATCATTCTTAACAGTAAGCTTTTTTTCTTTAGACAGCTCTTTGTATGTGTCACTATTTAATATAGTATCGTCCCAGAACTTACGCTTCTTGAGACCCTTTTGTATAGGGTGAAGTTCTTGGTATTCGCTTGAGTCTATTATATCTCGCCATTTAGCCATTATTCACCTAAAAGTTCATATCGTAAATATTAGAGTCTACATCTTGTGTTTTAGCACCACCGACAACCCCTGTTTTAGCACCGCTACTTGGGTATTTCTTAAGTACTCCAGCCCAATATGAGTCCTCTGGATTAAAACCACTACGTTGAATAGCTACTAAGACATCCTCACGGGTTTTTATCGGTAGTTCTTCTTTTATTCCAAACTCTCCAGATAAAATTATTTTACCACTTTCTATACTGCTTAATACTGATGCTCTCTTCTGTGATTGTGCCCAAGTAGATTGCATGCCCTGAACACCCATAACCTGACCTATTTTTGCTTGTTCAAATGCTTGCCTTGATTGTTGCATATTACCAGCTTTAGGAACATAAGGAAGCATCTCTCGCTGACCCTGTGGATTTATACCACCAATACCTGTAGAAAACTGACCCATAACAGATTCCGATGGTCTTTCTATTATACCCATAGCGTAATCTATTAACTCATCTTTCCTTTGGGTTCTTCTTTTCTTATCCAATTCAAATTCTCGTGAAGATATGGTATCTGCAACGCCTTCAAACTTAGTAGTATTAACAAATTTATCATAGTCAACCTCTGGAGTTAATTTGAGTTCATTTAAAATCTCCTTACCTCGGTCTGTTTGTTTCCATTCCTCAAATCCAGCCCTTTCTTTTTTAGCCTCAGCACCCTTAATCATACCCTTAGATATAGAGCTTGTGTCGTAGCTTTTCTCAAACCCTTTAGCAAATCCTCCCCAAAAATTACTCATCTTTCACCTCACTTAATTCCTTTATTGCTTCAATCATTATTGCCATAATTGGAACTATTCTTAGCCCCTCTATTTGTCCTCTATCATTATAATACACAGCCTCAGGTATAATCTTTGCCACTTCTTCGGCAATAAGACTTATATCAGCTTTACCCGTGTCTTTCCAATCAAACCTGACAGCTTGTAGCTGTTTTATTATATTTACTGCTTCCAAGGTCTTATGTTGGTTTTGTAGCGTTGGCTTGACATCATCTTATACCCCATACCAGTCCCTATACCAGTTCCGAGACCACCTGCAAGACCACCCATTATCTGTCCAAACGGACTTGGTTGCATTGCCATTTGTGCGTTAGCACCATACATAGACCCATAAAGACCAGCATAATTTCCATAACCCTGTTGCATAGAACTCATAACGCCTTGTGGAGTGTATCCACTCATATAATCAGTTGTCTGTGGCTGTTGAGCCCCAGCTATAGGTTGTTTGCCTGCAATAGAAAGACCTAAGTTCCTGTAGTAGTTCTGGTATTCCTGTTGCTGTTGCATCATACCCCTTGACATATAATCAGCACCCATAGGAGAACCTGCACTTGTCCCAAGGTTAGCCCTTAAATCACTTTGATACTGTTGTTTCTGCCAATCAGGAAGTTGCCCCTGCATACCCTCTAATGCCTGTTGAGAAGCTAAATCTGATAGCTTATACTCTTCAGGATACATAGCTCTTTGGGCTGATAACATAGCCTGACCCATAGGTTGTGCATACTGTTGAGCAAGTTCCACCTGCTGCTGTGCCTGCATAGGGGCATACTGCATTTGAGTTTCGTATACCTGTGGCATACTCTCTATCCAAGCGTCTATAGATTCTTGGGTTGTTGGAGCCGCAGGGGGTGTAGGTGTTTGAACCGTTGTATCGCCGCCGCCCATATTATCTTCTCCTTACTTTGTAAAGCTGTTGTTTTCTATTAGGGTACTTAGACCCTCTCATGAATTTAAAATATTCTGCCCTTGGGTTATTCTTAAACCCCAAGTCTATTAAATATCTTATTGTCTGCCTACTACGATAATCTGGTCTGACAACACAATCTAATATGTATACAGTATTATCATTTATCCAGTTCCATCTTGCCACCGCTACGATACCTTTAGGGTCTCTAAGCGTAAGCATTGTCCCATATTCTTTGTGCTTTTTTATAAAGTCATAAAGTTCTTCTACACTTCTACCGTCATAGTGTCCGTCTCCATTGTCTATTACGAAATTGACTATGTCCTGTCCACTATTATCGGGATTAAAACTATTAATAACAAACCTCCTATTAAATAGGGAATGAATGAAATCCAAGCAAGCGGTAAGAAACATAACGCACTTAATACTGCGATTGTAGTCCTTACTCCCACAGTAGCCATTCTTTCATTTGGGACAATATTATACCAGAACCTGCCCAGTATAGAACCATCATCAGTTAAATCGGGTATGCCGTAGCCCAACCTTAATGTAAGGTGTAAGAGCAATCCAATAGGTATCGCCCACCAAGTCCTTAATAGTATCGGTAAGCAGATAACTAAAGGGCAACCAATCCTACGCCAGTTCTTAGAGGTATCATCGGCTCCGCCGATAGCCCATAAGGAACCAGAGAGAATAGCCGAGAGTATTCCCCACCAACCTTGAAAGTAAATCCAAGGGAGTGAGTGTGCTACGCCTGTTAAGATTTCTTCTTTATTTAGCAAGTCTATCCTCTAACACCTTTACTCTTTCTTCAAGGGTTGGATTTGGTTCTGGCTTTACTGTCAATTGCCTTGCTTCCTCTGCTTCGTAGTTAAAGTCCTCAACTACTTTCTCGGTGTCGGCAAGATAAGTTAAGTAGTCTGCGTTGGCTTCGTTACAGGGGATAAGGGCTTTGTCCTCATCTCTTTGGATATATTCTACTTCGTCATCTAATCCTACGCCTTTATTCATTTTATAGTATTTCATATTATCTCCTTATGCTGATTCGTACCAAAAAGACCCGCCAACATATTTATTTCCTGAGTTTGTCCACGCAGCACCTGCCATATCTTTATAGCAATTCACGGTTGCCGTATTTGCTACAATGCTTAATCTTCCAGGAGTTGTTAAAGCTTCAGTATTATCTATTCCATAACCCATAGGAACGGATACATTTCCTGCAACAGCTTCGCAGGCATAAGGAAGAGTAAAACTAATTCCTGTTGCATTACTTGTTCCACTTAAGATAAACTTAACAAAAACTACCTTACCTATTTTTTTGGTATAAATAATTTTTGCGGTAAAATCACTCCACCCCACAACCGTAGAGGTAGCAGAGTAGTCAGTCCAAGCGTTAGTATAAATATCGCCAGTAGCCGTTAATGTAGTAAAAGCACCTGCTGCTGGAGTAGTCCCACCAATGGCTCCTGCTGCCGCTAAGTTTAGTTTACTACCCACTATAGCGGCAGAAGCACCTATATCAGCGTTTACTATCGCTGTTACAGCCCCATCATCTACTAAACTATGAAGTTTTGTATTTGTTACAAGTTCGGTTTGACCGAACGAATATCCTTTTGAAATTGTAGCCATTTATTTAATCCTTTATTTTAACTTCCTAATGGTATCCAATATACCTTACCTATAGTTGCATCATAGTTAAGCTCAACTTTCCAATAATCGCCCTTTCTTACAGGAAACATTATAAATGCTATGCCCACACCTACTGTTGACCCCTCACTATTAAAAATATTACTGGCTACTCTAGTGGTTGGGGTAGCATTACTATCAGTATAACCGCTTATTCCAACACTTCTACAGTCATAAGTAGTATATGCAGTAACAAATCCATCTGTTGCCGCTTGTTGTGCCCCATAAGAAGCTGTTTTATCTACCCGAGCACCAAGTTGAGGAGCTGATATTTTAGAATTTGCATCTAAAAATACTACCCCATTTGCCGCATTATTAGCTACGCTTGAAGCTAATCCACCCTGTGCCCTTGATAGAAGCGTAGTTAATCCAGTTAAAGATGTAATATCACTATTCGCACCTTTTTGTGCCACACTTGTTAAGTTAGCTTTAGGTATTACTCCTGCTCCAGATGGAGTAGAAGCTAAAGATATAAACTTCGCACCACTACAAGAAGCTATATTATCGTCAACTATAGATGTCTCCTTGAGGTCTTCCGTATTAATATCAGTTACAGCTCCATCCTCAATTAACGAGTGTAGCTTAGCGTTGGTTACCTGTTCAGTAGCACCAAATGAGTATCCACGTGTAAGTGTTGCCATTATTCACTCCTTAATAATTTAACAGCCTCGTTTTCAGCATCATAGAATGTCTTAAAGTCTTGGTTGTTCATAGTTACTTTTTTAGTTAATCCCCGTTCCATTAGTTCTGTAATAATAGCTTCTTTTCCGTTAAAAGATAGTTTTATTGAATACTCATTATAAGAAATCCTATCACGGAAAATCTGCGGTTTAATACCGTGCATCTCTTTAAATACTGGTTCTAATTTCTCTATTCTTTCAAACATAGGTTCTCCTATTCGTTCTCACTCGGACTCATATTCGTCAATAAACGTAACGATACTATAACCATATAATCTTATACCCTCTGTATTGGTGTCATCATTTACTACTTTAATTTGTATAGTCTTCCACCTACCAAGACTCTCTAAATGAAACTTCTTTCTTATGACATAGGTATCAGCCAGAGTAAATGGAAGTTCAATCGGAAGAACTGGTGCTGTAGCGGAAGATAAATCTATGGTTCCCAACTCATTAAAAGCTTGTCCATCTAACGCTACTGAAACCGTAAACTTGTAATCACCGCCAGCTACAAGACATTCTACTTCTAACTCTCCACCGCACTTGTGAACCAACGGCTGACCGAAGTCTTCTTCTCTACCGACAAGTGTCATAGTAAATCCACTACCGTTAGTTATAGTAGTTCCCTCATCTGTGTATCCATACCAACCCCTAAAGACTTTACCAGTAGCATAAGAACCATAGTAAAATCTATCTGCCCCAGAAATCTTATGGGTAGTCATACATCTTGGAGACCATTCAGTAAGCTTTGAAAACGAGTTAGACGCTGGGCTATAAACCCAAGTATCAAATGTGGTAGAACTTGTAGGGACAGATATGAATAGTTTGTTATCAAAATACTCCATTGACACCCTGTCTATATAAGCCCAACTTATATTATCAAACTCGCTTTTTAACAGATATGATATAGGGTAGTCTGCACCTAATTGAACTTTATCCTGAACGGTTCTCTTTAACGCCCTTAATCCATCTTGAGAGAAGAAATAAATATCATCCCCTATAAGTGCGTAGGCGTTCTTGCTAACTACGCCCCTATCGGTAAGGATTGGTTGCGGTCTATCTGTAGCAACAGGTGTAGCAGATGGGGCTATCGCCCATATAGCTTGCCTACCACCCACGATAATACCCAAGTCTCTTGTGGGTGCTAAAAACCTCTCATCACCTACTGGTATTCTAAATGAATTGGTAACCGTGTCAAATGCTGTTGAATAGTCAGAGTCGTAGGCGTCAGAGAAATAAAGTAAGTCATCTTTAAGAACCCAAACCCTATTTCCATACCAAGCCATAACTGTTGACTTCGGTGGAGAGTCACTACCCGTTCCTGCGGTATCTCCTAAATCTGTTATAGTCCAATCTCCTGCCGAGTCTTTATGAAACATATGTGCGTTATCTTGGTCATTCTGGACTATCATAACATCGTCAGGCACAACACCAGACATCTTTGCGTTTATAATACCTATGTCAGTAGAGGCAGTTAATGCGTCCTCTATCTCTACAAAATCTTCTTCGCCCTCGCTTGCCCATACTGATGTATCTTCAAAAGCGATTAACTGGTCGTTGTATCCCTGTCTAAAATAATCGTGAAGCTGTATAATAGGGTCAGTCCCCACAGCCTCGCCTACCTGAACAGAACCGTTCCTTTTATCAAGCTGACCCGCTATTGATATATCTACATTAGTAAGCTCTTCTGCTTGGGTCTCGCTTATTCTTGATGGGTGCATACGAGTATTGATACCACCAGTAAAGTCTTTTCTTGTTCCAGACAATCTCTGGTCATCGTTTACACCTATAGAAGATAAATTATAGATAGTTCTTTTCATTATACTGTATCCCTTGAGTATCCTTGAGGCGAGAACTGTATTACCTCGTTGGGTTGATTTTCTTTATCAAATATATAATCATTTAATTGATGTGTATAGTTCACTTCATACACGTTAGCTTTAGAGAATTGGCGTTTGTACCTTAAACAATCAGCGATAGCACCTATCTCTATTAAGTCCGCTATGTCAATTACTGGGTAGTCGTAGTCCTGTGATAACGGAAGAGGGTTTACGATATAAGGTAGTGCTATTGTAGAAACAGATGTCGGAACGTAATGGATTATAAGTATCTTATATCTTGTCTCTAAAGTCTCTAATGGTATGACAGCGTTTGTTACCGCAGCCGAATTTGAAGTGATAGTTACATAACCTGCCGTTGCACCACTCTTTGAAATACCTTTTATTCTTGTATAGGAGTTTGCTGATGTTGCAGCCGAAATTCCAGTAAGAGTTACTGACTCATACACCTCAACCCCAGATGATATACCCCTTATTAAAATGGTCTGCGATGTATCGCTTGCAGAAGATGATACGATTGACAGCGTAGATGCCGCTGATGGCTGTGCCTGAACTGGGCTGTCTACGATAGCGTATCTCTCTATACTGCCTGTGCCAGTTATCGTTTTGTATGTGCTATATAGTTCATCAATCTGAAACTTGGACAGCTCACCAGAGTTGGTAGTATCCGTACAACTAATCTCTTTGCCGAAATCATCTGGCAACACATATCTCTGAGTCCCTACCACAGTATCAAACGTATAGGCATCGTTTATGTTTCTCCAGTTTATAGACCTGAGTATCTGGAAATACCGTCTGTTTACAAACCTGCCTATTATGGTGGCGAAAGCAGATGAGGTATCAATTACCTCAGCACCGATATTTGTTTTTATTACTGAAAACGACTTATTCATACATTCTCCTTATATGGAACCTTCTCTATTCTATAGCCCCAAGTGCTTTTCTTGATAAGAGTATAACTATTTATATATTCCACTAATCCAACTGGTGGAACTACCTCTCTTCTAACAGCCCAATCACTTAATAGTTTCTCTTTACTGTGTCCCTCTTCCTTATACTCCCACCCAGCTTTCCAATCTATAACGTTTGGGTCTAAACATAAACCTAAGTGATGAACTGTTGCGTAACTCATTTTTGCTTCGTGTATATTCTTTTCAATCATCCTTATTTTTGAAAATCTTACAGCAGAGGGAACAGCCATAACCATAACATCATAAGGTCGCTGTGGTGATGCGTGATAAAGGTCTCCATTGTAATCCACCATTTTACAAGTTGCGTATTGTGCTAATCCGTGTAATGGTCTCCTGTCAGCCATACGGTTCATAATTATGTTCTGGTCTTCTGGGAGTATTATTTCATCAGCGTCACCTATCCAGACCAAATCACAACCCTTTAACAAATCAAGACCGACATTAAGTATATCGTGTTGTTCTAAATCATCTCCACTATAAACACTCAAATTAGGATGACCGAACTTTTTACAAATTTCAATAGTATCATCGGTAGTTGGTTCAACAGTTTTGAACCTATAGTTCATAACAACAATCTTATCAACCCACTCATACTGTTTTAAAACGAGTGGTAAAAACTGTGTTGAATGGTAAGACTTAATTAACGCCCCTACACGCATCTAAAATCCTTTTAACTTCCTCTTGCTTATAATTCGTTTTCCAAAAATTAAACTTTTCAAGGCTTTCTTCCATATGTTCCTTGCCCGTTACGTGTAGGTAATTCTCGTCAGCCTTTGCCTTATTGAATACATAGTGCTTGTGTTCTATGTTGACATTTGAAACCCTATAAAACATTCCACACGCCTCTCCCAGCTCCTTATGGAAATCATCTGAGTATGCCTGCTTTAACAATGGCGTGATATAGAAACCTAATGATTTGATGATGTTTGCCGAAGTAACCATACCGCTTGGAAGACCACCCGTATTACCACAAGCAAATCCCCAACCACCACGCCTGTCTATTTCGTCTATTAGTATTCTATCCCATTCAGGTGTGTGATATATGTGGTCATCATTTATCTCCGAATAATAAGGGTAATCAGGATATGCCTCGCACATTATATAATTGTTTACTTCTACGTAAGTTCTGCGTTTCCCTATTATCAGGTTTCTTCCAACTAAAGTCTTTTTATAATCTTCTAATCTTGGGTCGTCATCAGCCACGTAAACAACAATATCGTTCCAAGAACTTTTGGTATTATCATAAGAAGCCAACATTTCTTGGATACGTTCTGGTCTAATCCTTGAAGGACAAACCGTCAATAGTTTTCTCAATCAACTCTCCAACCTGTTTAAGGGTCATTTCCTCATCTTTAGGGTCTTTATCAACAATACGTGGAAGCCTTAAATTGATATTCTTTTTATAGCGGTCATTAAGTATAAACTCTCCAAGCAACTTTGTAACACCATAGGGTGTCTGTTTAAACACCGCCTTGCTTGATAAGTAAATTATCGGTATCCCCTTAGCGAGTTCAGCAAACTCTAAATTGGTTATTACATTATCCCTGATAAAATCATCTAATGTAACGCCCTCTTTAGGTTTCCTGCCAGCACAATGAACTATTACATCACATTCAGGTATGTTAAGAATATCACCCATAAGAGGTATGGTATTAGATAAGTATCCGCAAAGGAACTTTCCAATGTATCCATTAGCACCCGTTATCAATATCTTAGGAGAAGAAGATAAACTCGTAATCGCCTTTATATCCCCATTCTTTAAGTAGGAACTCCCATTCCTCTGGTCTTAAAAACTGTTCGCAAGTTAATCCCCAGCATTGAAGATTATAAAGTTCCTGCTCGTTGCGATAGCTTTCAACTACTATATACGCTTTCTTAGAATGTGTGTTTATTTCCTGTATTGCCTGTTTAAGGTTTGGCAATAGTAAGTTATGGAGTGTGTTTAGGGATATTATTAAATCATAACTATCTCTTAACTCATCAACCCCTGCGTTAAATATAAACCCTTTTTCTAATAAGCACTCATCCAAAGCATACTTTGAAATATCGCAACCATCTACACGGCAACCAGATAAATCCTGTATATCCTTTGCCAAGAAACCTTTACCACATCCAATATCTAATACACGACTATCACTGCCTATCTTATATGTTTTAATCAGCTTCTTTGCTACTGGTATCCACCTGCCATCATAAACATACCCACCATAACCAAACCGCCTATCACCATCAAAGAAGTTAACATCAAACTTACGAGCCACTCTCATACACTCTACTTTGCTATCAAGCATACGACCTTCAAAATCACGCTTTGTAGAAGTGTGTATTTTAGTTATAAAGTTTTTTATCATACCCTCATATACCCCGCATATCTTGAGTTAATCCACTCATTAAACTCTTTACCATTATATATCGGCATACGTATTAAATTCATCAATCCGATATCATTTTCTTTACACCAATGGCAATTACCCATATCCTTAAAGAAGTCACCAGAGCCGTTACCTATTAGTTTGACGTTCATCTTCCTGTCAACTATATCGTTCTTAATCTGCTCTAAAGCCCTGAACACCAAGAATGTGGCTATTGAATAGATTATCGGTTTTAATCCTGACTCTGCCATACCAGAAGCTATACCAACCGTTGCCTGTTCTGCTATCCCACAGTTTATAACTCTGTTAGGGTATTTCTTTTTCAACCCATTAACTTTTCCAAAACCCATATCGCAAATCAATAAGTAAAACTTTGGGTCGGCAAAGTGTGGTATCAACTCGTTAAGTATCGTTTCTCTGTTTACCATCTGGCACTCTAAAGTGAAATTTCGGTTTGTTTTCCATACATTTAAAACCCTTACCCTTTAAGGTCTCGGCTATGATTATCTGGGGCTTTAAACTAAATGCGTCTATTAACTGGTGGTGGTCGTGTCCATCTATTGAGTAAACCTTAAATCCCCAACCGCTTAATCTCAAGTATAGGTTTTGACATAGAACATTATCTATAAAGTCCATAGCTTGTAATCTATTATGGTCTACTATAACTGTGATATTATCAAGGTCGTGATGATACATAAACGACAGGGCTTCCCACATTGACCCCTCTTGCATTTCACCATCACCGACTACACACCATATATGCTCGTCTTTACCCTGTAATTTATTCCCAAAAGCTATTCCTACAGCTATAGGTAACCCATGACCCAGCGTTCCAAAGCCCTCTAAGCACCCTTTAAACTCGAAGTTTTCCCATTTCTTTTTCGGTATTAGCCCTTTCTCAGCCCAGATAGCATATAAACCATAACATCCGTGCCCTTTAGAAAGGATTATACGACCTTTAAAGTCATAAGAAAGAACATCTAATATATCTAAACACGACAAAGAGGGTGCGATATGACCTTTTTTATTCTTACAAGCCACACGCATTACCTCATTTCTAAGTTCTTCTATAGAATTTCTCATATATATCTTCCGATAAGTGTTTAACCTTCTCTGTAATATGTTCCGCACCGCACAGAGAGTCAAGTTCGTTCATATATCTAACCCTACCCTTATTGTGTTCCCTGACCTTAATAGCTATCCTACCAACCTCGTCTAATGGTATATCACCCTCTTTTGCGTTTCTTAACTCGTGTTCCAAGTTCCATATAGACATATTGGCTTCGGTAATCCTTATGATTGAAAGTATTAAGTAAGCATCTATCCCAAGGTCATTAAGCCACTTCATCATAGTGTCAAGTTCTTGCCTTGCACCCTGAAGATTGAACTGGTCTTTCTTTGATATGATAGATAGCTTGTCTATCATCTCTCCCATGGTATAGGTAAAGGGCGGTCTCATATAAAGTTCTCGTGTTCTAATGGCTGTAGGTAATCCCAAATAAAGCAATTGGTCATATCATGCCTACAAGCACCGTGACAATCTTTACCTACTACAAAATCATTCCTAAGTCTTTCTATCAAGTTCCAGTAATGGTCACTCTCTATAATCTCTTTAATGGAGTTCTTATTCAAATCGCCAAGGCAATACTCATCATTTCTAAAGTGATACCCGCAGGGATATAGTTTACCAGTTCCTGAACCCTCTATCAGAAGAGGAACATCTACACAATGTTTGTAGGGTTTGTTATCGTGGAACCGCATTAACCCCCATTTAATTATAATCTCAGTATCACTTGTTGACAGCTTTTCGGCTCGTTGAAGTATTAAAGTTGTATCATTGCTTATATACCAACCCCTATCAACCTGAACCATATCATTACATATAGGGTCTGAATACTGCTTCACCACAAGATAGTCTACCCCTGCGTCTATGGCGAACTCTGCCTCTGGTATTACCTCATTTAAACATTGCGGGACTAACACCATTTGTAATCCTATGGTGCATTTAAAACCCTTTTCTTTTTTAATCCTGACAGCTTCTCTTATGTTCTCTGAAACTACTTCCCAGTTATCAAAGCCGTGAACGAACTTATATCCATCTCTTGTCCCTGCCGAAAGATTAAATCTAATCCATACGCAGTTACTTAACAAGTTTGTTAATTTAGCTGTATCAAGGAATATACCATTAGTGCCAACGCTTATATCTAAACCGTTCTCCCTGCCTGCCCTTACAGCGTCATAGAGTGCTGGATTTAATGTAGGTTCTCCATCACCTATTATAGCTATTGATTTTATGCCTACTTCGGGGGCTTGAGATAATAAGTTAATAAAAACATCTCTATTTAAAATCTCCCCAGACTTCTTTTGGTGTCTTGCGTAACAATAGATACAGTTTGAGTTACAGGCACTTGTAGCCCCTATATCTATGTGTATAGGTGCAATCCTTTTACCGTCTCTGTAATGCTCGTAAACCCTGTCCATATGGTAAAGTAACTTATGACCATCATACCTATACTTATCCATTAAGCTCCTTTATCTCTACGCTACAATGACCATAGGTTTGGTATCTATTATGCTTCAATTTTAAATCACAGGGCGAGCAATGCCCAAAGTTTTCACAAGGTATATAATCTATTGGTAGATTAACCTCTTTATCCAGTATATGTCCGTAGGAGTTTATCCCGTGATATAGTTCGTAATGACATCGGAATAATCTGCCGTCTGGTGCTATAAGCATCTCAGATGGTTTACACAGGCACTTCTTGGGCTTACCATCTAACCCCTCGGGGTATTTATAGTGTCCGTGCTTATTGTCAAGGAACTCTTTTAAGCGAAAGTCTATACCCAGTAACTTGGCTATTGCTTGAATAACTTTATTCTTAAACTTACCTTTATCTACTGCCCAGATACCTACTGAATAACCTCTGTTTTTTAGTATGAATACAGTTCTTAACAGCTGAAACAAATTGGTGTAGCCATCATGATATGAAAATCTTATTGAAGCATACTTGGCGTTCCTGTCAAACTGGTAACGCTTTATTCTGTGTATAAACTCTTTTAGGTCAAACTTACCATTGGTCAGTAAGTCCATATGAATACGCCCACCGATATCGTCAATCATATCATAGAACCCTTTGAACACAGTAGGTTCACCGCCAGTAATGGTAATAGGCAAATCGCTTCTTGTCTTGATACGATTAAGCCCCTTAATCCAATCATCTACAGACATTTGTTCATATTTATACAAGCCGTTGTATTTGTTTATACAATAATCACATTTAAGATTACAGGCAAATGTTATGAAAGCTGACACGTAATTATAAGACTCTGGTATCTTTATCATCTTGTCGGTAGTAATGTTTTAATCTCTTCTGGCATCTCGCAAGGTATGGGTGCTTTACCTAATAAGGTCTTTATACTATCACCCTCACAATGCCTTTCCCAGTCAAGTTTCCAGTTAAGGTCATCGAAATTAAACACATAACCTAAATGGTGCATATGCATAAACTCAAAACTTCTTATGTTCCCAGCGAAACACCTGACATCATAAAACCTGACACTCGGCTTAACTATCACAATAGCCTTATGGGTTCTCTCTGGAAATCGGTGGCTGTAATCCCTTGCGTAATCTATTATCTTACAAGTCCCCGCATCAAATCCAGCCACGCCTTTAATAAGGTTATCTTGGTCTTCACGACTTATAAACTCATCTGCATCGGAGATAAACACATAATCAAAGCCATCAAACTCTTTAAGTCCATCATTAAATACTTCGTGTTGGTGTGCGTCTTCGCCACTCTTTACCAGTATGTTCCGAAATGGAACTATCTTACTAACCGTGTCATCTGGTCTTTCCTTTACGCCCCTAAAGCGATAGTTCATAACTACTATCTTTTCAACCCAAGAGTAATTATTCAAAACCCCTGTAAGGTAGTCAGTTAATCCATATGAGCGTATTAACGCACCTATTCGTAACAAATTGCTCCTAACCATACAAAGTTATCCCGTCTTATTTCAGTTATCTGATATTTCTCAAATCCTGCTTCTACAATATCTATCTCCAATGTCTCTGGAGTATAAAATCTTATGTGATATAAATGTTCAAAGTTATCATCCTGATAGAAGTCTTTGGCTTTAGGGTTTCCGTGTTTAGCCAGTTCAAGCCTTGACTTGTTTTCCTTTAGGAGTTTATTCTCTATAGGAACAAGTGGGTCAAGGTCAGAAGTCCATCTTTGTTCCCAAGGGACTGTTATCACAACCGTCTTGGCAACTCTTTTGGCTTCCTTAATCGCCTTAACTGGATTAGGACAATGCTCTAACACTTCTCCTAATACAGCCATATCAAACTTGTTATCCTCTATGGGTAGTTCTTCGGCATTAGCCCTTATGAAGTTAGGTATGTCATAATCATCTATGTCAACACTTGTTACGTTGTGTCTATCTCTGTCGGCAAACAAATGACCCTCATTACAACCTATATCAACTACTGACTTATCTTTGGGAACTGCTAACCTCATCCATACTATCCTGTCAACAAGGTCAACAGGTAATACTTTCTGAAACAAGTCCTTATCCCATTCCTTTGCTATCTTTTCCCAAGAGTTGTCTTGAATATAGTTTGTTCTGTTTAATGGAACACTTGAACCATTTTTTAGAACATCTATTACTTTAGTGATAAAGTTATCATTCGTAGTGATAACATAGGGATTTCTCTCTGGCAACACAGCGAAGTCATTGGTTACGGCTATACAACCACTTGCCACCGCCTTTGTAAGGGCGATACATTGTATTTCCCCTTTATAGTTACAAGGATAAGCCCATACACCTGATTTAGCATATTCCTTGAGTAATTCCTTATGACCTATCCTGCCGTGTTCAAACACGCCCTCTTGGGACATCAGTTCTAACATATTGGGTTTGAAGTTGCCCTTACGCTGACCTTCAGATACCAGTATATCGTAAGTGTTCCACCCATAGAAACAATGTATCTCTGCGTCAGGGACTTGCTTTCTAATCGTTCCCCAGTTATTTAGGATAGTCTCTAATCCCCTATCATAAGAACTTGCCCAACAAAGCCTGTGAGGATTTCTTGTTTCGCTTATATTCAGAAAGTCCTCTGGAACAATACCATTACTGGAAACATAAATCTTTTCCTCTGGAACTATCTTGGGGAGTAAAGTCTTGTGGTATTGAGAAAGAACTACTATCTTATCTACCAGTTTAAGTTCATCTTCACTAAAGAAGTCCGCTGGTATGGAGTCGTGAAACCAGATAATCCTATTTTTCGCCATAGCCCCATAATTGAATATGTTGGCTCTCCAAGAAATAAGGATATTAAACTTGTCTTTTACATTGAACCGTTTCCAGTTCTTATACTCAACGCCAGAGAAGACACCCTCTTTAGAGCAGTCATTAAATACCGTAACCTTGTAACCAATCTTTGCGAACTGTTCGGAAATCCTTATAACAGCTTCTTCAGAACCACCTATACCAGTTTCTATTGACTCTGGCGACCAAGGCTCTGCTGATGAAGGACAAATTAAAGCAATCTCGTTATCACTCCAAATCTTTATCTTTGAGTGAACCCTTTTAAGACCAACCAGAACTGGTGTGTCAATTTCATCTGGTATGGCATCGGTTAATGCCTTTAAATTATCGGGGTATTTATCTTTAAGGAACTTATATACAGCGTAGAACTGTTCCGAAAACCTCTTTGTATCAAGTGCTTCATTAAACCATTTATCGTGGTCTTTAACCCACTTTACTGTCGGTGCTAACTTCTTTCCGTATGAGAAGAACTTAAACGCCTTCTCTACCTCGCCCATCTGCATATAGCCATAAGCCATTGACAACGCAGGTCTCCAAGTCCAAGATGACGGGTCTAACACCATCATAGACCTTGGCTTTTCCTTGGTATAGGCAGTCTCGCCCCAAGAGATTGATTTTTCCCAAGAACCCATTTGGAAGTAAATGTCGTGTAGCTTAAAGTAAGCATCTGGGTAAGAGGGTCTTTCTGAGAGAGCCTCATTAGCACACGCTATGGCTTGATTAAAGTCCTTCTTATGGCTGAATATCTCTGCCAGATAACACCAAGAGGTATATCGGTCATCATCCCAACCCGAACCCTCTATGTGTTTCTGTAGAAAGTATATAGCCTTATCAAAATCCTTTAGGGTGAAAAATGTCCTGCCGAGATACGCTATTGTTCTTGGGTCGGTCTTATCTTTATCCCTGTTATATTCTTCTATCAAATATTCTAAGTTCCTCACTATAGACTTTTGTGCGTGTTCAAAATCTATCATATGGTCTATTTTGAGTGTTTCATCTATATGAACCTTATACCCAGTGAGGTTTCTTGGCAGGATACATTCGTGTATCTTTTTGTTCCAGTAGATATTAGAGGAATTCTTTATTATGGTTTCCCTATGCTGGACAGCATTGGGGTTTCCGTCTTGGTCTTTAGAGTAGATGTAATGACACATAGCGAGGGAATAGTTATGGTTGTTCAAGTACTCGGCTAACGGATAGACCCTTTCAGGATTTAGTATGGCATCATCTGTGTCTATCCTCACATAAAAATCCCCAGTAACCTTGCTTGCGAGAAAGTTTCTTTTATGGGAGAAATCCCTACACCAATCATATTTAAAGAACTTAATCTTATCATCAGAGGTAAACTGCTTAAATGTTTCTTCGTCATCAATAGCAAAGACTAATTCATCAAAATACTTACCATAATCATTGATTATTCTTTTAACTTGTTCCGCTTCGTCTTTTACAATCACCGCTAAAGATAACTTCATTTACCCCCCTATATCCGTTTACAGGTTGCAAAGACTGGAAACGCCTTTGCGAACTTGTGCATTTCTTCCCTGTTTTCAAAGAGCTTCTCGTTATAATAAGTTTTAAAGTATTTCTCTAAATCGCTTAAAAGAACTGGCGGAAGCGATACCCCCCACCTTATATCTTTGGCTTTGTTTGAACCGAAATCATTAGCCCTTGTATCCCTGATAACCTTATTCTGACTTATAATGCCTTTGGTGTGGTCTATGTTTCTTCCCACCTGCGGTTCTTCACAACAACTAAATGGTGGTTTTGGTTTCTCCCCATACTTACTACCACAGTTATTACAATACCAAGTAGGGTCTTTTATCCAAAGGTTGATGAATGCTTTTATGGCATCCATTTTGTTCCGAGTTTTGATTATCATAAAATTGTGGGGACGATTTAGGCTCGCCCCCGAAGCCTTTAAGAGATGTTGTTTACTAAGAAACCTGCATTAGGATGTAAAACTTCCAATGTAAGTTCGCCAGTAACAAATCCTTTTTGTGCCAGACCAGTTCTTGAAACTTCTTCAGCGTGTGGTTTGATAAGGTATGCTATTTTAGCATAGTTCTCATCGATACCAACGATGTCGTAGTTTGTATCACCTGCTACTGTTACATATCTGTGTTTGAAAAGTTTAACGAATGAAGCCGCATCAGATGCGTAAACATCTACTGAGTTCACAAGTCTCTTATCTTCTACGTTTATGTTCTTGTCCGTTGCTGCACCTGTAAATCCAGCAATTTTCCTCTTAACGTATATAGGGCAATATATGGCATTAACTTCTGTGTTACCATTGTCCCATACCATCTGAAGATAATCGTTGAATGTTGACTCAGGCATTGACGCACCAGAAGCATTGGTGATAAGTGATAGAGACGCTTTTAAGCCCCTAAGACTTCTAACCGCTGAACCAGAGCCCGTTACAAGAGTTCCTCTCATAAGAGCATACTCTATATCGTTCTTCAGTTCTGCTAATGAATCGCCAATTTCCTCTGCCTTGCGGTCGCCGCCAGCCCTGTTTGCTGCGATATCAGTATCCGTAATCTGCCAACCTTCCAAGAATATCTGGGTATAGTTGAACAAACGTGTGGAGTTCTGAACATCATAAGATGCGTCTGCACCTTCAACATAGGCGTTAGTCTTTACAGCACCGAGTGCCTTAATCAGATATTCGTGCATTACGCCTTTTGCGGCGGAAGTTCCGAGACCTGACATCAGCTGTGTCTCTCTAGGAGAAAGATTTTTTATTTCCTCTAACAAATCTTCTCTTATAGCGACATCATCATAACTATATGCTTTTACTGCCATTTTATTCCTCTATTCCTAATTTAGCTTTCAACACATCCTGGAGAGATTCCTTACTACCAGTGGCTCGAAAAACTTCCATAGCTTTATTATACTTTGACTTGGACTTAACTACATCTTGTTGGGAAGTTCCCCCCTCTATCAAAGTCGCCTTTTGAGTTTTTTTAAGCGTTTGTTTCAGGGTTTTAACTTGCTTTTGATTTGTAGTGTTCTGTGCGTCCATATAATCCGCCAATGCGAGTTTTGTAGCGATTACTAAAGCGTCAGGTCTTTTAGAAAGGTCTGCTTCACGCATATAGCCCCCGATTAACTGTGTTAGTGGGTGGGCATTGTTCCAAATCTTTCTGCCAAGCGGGTCTGCTGTAAAGCATTCCTGAACTCGTGGATGATTATTCACCCATTGTTCCGACTGTTGTCGGACATAGTTCTCTCTTTGCTTTACTTCAACCGCCTGTATCCTGTCGTCAGTAATCTTCGCTACAGACTTCTGTATAATCGAAGCTTTCTGTTCTTCTACCCAAGGTCTGTGTTCAGGATTATCCATAGCAAACTTTTCCAGTTCACTAATGGTGTATTCATTCTCCTTCGGTGCTTGTGTTTGGTGTTGCTGTAACGCTTTGTTTACAGCTCTTTCTATGGTGTCCTCATTAGCCACTTCTTGGAACTTGCGTTGCCATTCGGCGGCACGGTTCTTATAAGGAACGCCCATCTCGTCCACAGCTTCTATAGGAGCTTGACCCTGCTCTGGGGTAGGCTGTGTTTCCGTTGTTTCCTGTTCAGGCGTAACAGCGGTAGTGTCCTCTACCTGTTCTTCGACACCTGTTTCTGGTGCGGATGACTCATCAGTTTCCACTACATCCTTTTCTTTTTCTAACATATTCCTCCCTTTGATAGATAACGCCCTATCTTGCGGTTTTGGTTCTTTTATATTTTTTAAGCAGTTTGATTGTCTGGGATATAGACAACTTGCTTTCTTTTTCTTTGGCTTTTTTCTTAATCCACTTTTCTGTTTTCTTTGGGTATTTCTTGTGTAGTTCCTCGTGGACTATAGTATTAACTATCTCTCTCTTGCGTGGATTAACCCTGATAATCTTCTTTTCAAAGTCAATCTCACCTGCGTCACGCATATGAGTATCTTCTATTCTTTTAAACTTCTTCTTCATCATTCACCTGCTTGTTTTGTATTATATCTGTTTCCCTTCCAAGTGAACTCTTTCTTCCCTGCTTTCCTTGCTTCTGAGAATGTATCGCTGAATGAAGCCTTATCTGCTTTAGTCTGCTTTACGGGTTTCTCGCTGTAATAGGTATGTTCGCCTATCTTGCCTGTTTTAGAATAAACCTTAGAGAACTTAGGTTGGGCTATGGATAGGTTGACATAATGGTCAGCACCACCCGTAGTGTCCTCTAAATTCCCCTTTAAAGCCATATTCGCTATACGCAACATATCCTTATAAATCTCTGCTTCTTTTTCCGTAAACTTCTTATTGGCTGCCTTATTCCATTCTGGGGTATTAACACCAGAAAATTGCTTTGGGGCATAAATAACATCTTCAAATGATTCACCGAATCTCTCAGGGCGTTTCATTCTGTTAAGAACTACATTGGCAATACCAGTAGCGTCTTTAGAATCTTTGGTTTCAGAAAACAATAAATTAGCGAAAGTATCAACTTGACTCATTATCAACTCCTTCATTATCAAAGTCGGCTATTTGAATCTCATCCTGATTCTCTAAGGCGACCAATCTTTCCTTTGCTACCTTTATATCATACTTGTAATTATCAATGGCGTTGATTATCGAAAGAGTAGCCATCTTTGTTATCTGTGCCTGCTGAAGAACCTTTTCTTCCTGTATCCACTGCCAGCTATCGTCCAACCTTTTAGCAGTAGCCTTGAAGTCATCTACCAAGAGTTTAAACGCATCATTCTTCTCTAATCCATTAACTATCGTTGTATTCCTGTGCACCCTATCGTGTAGTTCCTGAATTGACTCTTTAATCATTATGCCCCCTTAGGTTCTTTAGGTTCTGGTTCCTGTAAATCCCCTATCATACTGGCTACCTTAGAGAGTGAATCAACATTCTTCTCTTTATTGTCAGCCATAGCTTTCATACCCCTGCCTTGAGCATCTGGTTGGATACCCTTCTTTTTAAGGACATCTGCCATCTCTGCGTCAGTAAGGTCTTTTGCGTTTATCCTTACCTCTGGCGGTGGTGGTTGCTGTTGCTTCGCCTGCATCTCTTTGAATAACTGTTCTGGTGCTTCGTGTAACCTCTGATGTTCTGGTATATCTAATTCCTTATAGAACAGGTCATATGCCTCTGCCAAGTGATGTGGTTTAATTACGCCCATTTGAATTGCCATTTCATTAGCGGAAGCCATCATAACTTGCTGTGCTTTCTGCATACGAACCTGCGAATTAGTGTTCTGGTCATTACCACGAACCACTATCGTGTATTTACCCTGTATCTCTTCACGTGATAACTTTATCTTTTCCCAGCCATCTTTACCGAAATAAGCAAACTCATACTCATCATCACCATTATCACACCACAACTCCCATATCATTGAGAATAGTTCGGAGAAAGCGTTTACATTTATTGTGGAGTCAAGTGAGAATACCATCTGCATATTCTGCTGTTGCATCTGGACTTCACCGAGAGTTCTCGGCTGACGCTTGTTAATCATTGACTGGAGAGTAAAATCAACCTGCCCAATTAACTCCTCAACCTTTGTTTCAAGTAACATCTGTTCTCGCTCATAGGAAAACTCTACATTCGGGTTGTTGCTATTTAATACCGTAAGTGTATCATCTAACCTATTCATTCCCTGTACTGGAACACCCTGACCTGGAATAAACTTAACGGTATTCGGATTTACTAAACCCGCCCTGTACACAAACATAGGTGCGTTGCGTATGGTCTGCGAGTCTATCTTCTGCATATGCTGAACATCTATTTCTTTGATTATATCTTCGATAAGTTCAGGAATACCTCTATGGGAAAACCATCTATCGTCAGTAATCTCATAGCATAGCTTAACGAACGGAAACTTGCCGTTACTAAACGGAAGCGTAATCTTTCTTAAGGTAACCCCAAAGTCTGGGGCGGTGGTTATAACGCATTTCTCTGGCACACCGTCATCGTTGATATCATACCACCCATACCATTCCCAAATCCTTACTTGCTCGGAAGCGGAGTTAATCCTGTCAATACCCTCTCTTAAAGACTTAATTCTCTCTACATCGGTTTCATCTCTCGAAGCGTCTTTAACCTTATCTTTATCCCTGCCCTTCCAGTATTCAATCGCCTCTACCGAGTCCTTATTCCAAGATTTCTCTTCTGTGTTAATCTTTACCTTGAACCAAGGGAGAAAGAACTCGTGGCATACAAACTCACATTCTTGCGGATTAAGCGGTGAATCTGACGGAACAAAGCATCTTTCTGGGGAAACAAGAGAAACATCAGGTGCGTTGTATAAAACATCTTTTAATCTAAACTCTACCTTTTCCTTGCCTTTAAGGATTTCCTCAACCACCCTGTCAACTTCCTTCTGGTTATCCTCGGCAACCCAGTCGGACATATCAACTTCAAGTCTTTGTGCGATATCCTGTTTAATAGCGTCTATCGGGGTATCTGGGTTATACAGCATACTCGCTTCTTCTACAGAAATGTCATCTAAGGAAAGTTCCTCTATTCTGTTGGTAATCTCTAATCGCCAATAAGGCTTTAATAGGTAGAAACCTTTTTCAAGTTCCTGGTCTATTGCGATAATCGTCTTGTTGGTAAGGTTCATTACATTCATAATAAGGTGGTCAAGGAACTTCTCTATCTTTCTGGCTACGTTCATATTGCCAGATGGGGAAGGTATGGCTTGAACCACAGGTCTTATGCCTATAACGGTATTAACGAGTGCCGCTTTGAGTTTTCTAATCTTAATCTCTGCGGTGGGCATACGGATATTAGAACAGCCTATAAAGGGAGAAGTCTTGGACTTTTTAATCCTCATACGCAGTTTATGCCACTTGGCTTGAGATTGCTCCCAAGCGGTTGTTTTCGTTATAGCATCTTCAACCTTTTTGTCTATATACTGATAGCACTCATCTGGTTGAGGATACTTCGGTGTTTCTTTCTTCTTATAAGCCATATGCGAAGTCCTCTTTCTTTGTAGGGTTTTCCCCTTCAAAATAGTATTTCTTGTTTTCTGCTTCCTCTGTTTGCTGGAAGTAAGGTATTTGAACTAATTGTTCAGAGTAGGAAAGTGCATCTACCAAATCGTCCCATCTACTTGAACCAATGGTTAATAACTCTTCTCTTGCTTCAATATGGTTTGCGTGTATGTAGTATTTACCCTGCTCAAATAGTGGTTGTAGTGAAGCGGTTACCCTTGCTTTCTTGTTTCGGAATGAACTTGATGTTCCAGCAGCGGTGAATGAGTTCTTTAGCTCTATTACTGGTGGATATATCTGTCTTGCCTCGCATTTCTTCATAAAGGAATCGAAGAATGCTTTCTCTACACCTGAGTTTGGGATACCCACAGCGGTAATAACATTACGATACTGGACGAATAGGTTGATAATCGCATCTTGGAACTCGCCGATTGGTTCGTGAGTCCTTATATAGTGAATTAGGTAGCGGTTTGCGTTCTGGTCGCAGAATACTAACACGGCTACCTTGTAATCTGATGTTGTTTCGTCTGAATATGCTGGGTCGACTGCGATGACGGCTGAATATTGCTTTGGGAGTTCTTCCCAGTAACGAATGTTTTCCTCTTTTATGGGTGAGCTTTCATCAAGAAGAGGATTATTCAGGTATTCTGAAGAGAATCGAGTCGACCCTATTTCAGTTTTTCTCTGTTGTAATCTTTCGTGAGACCAGAGTGCTTTCCAAATCTCGTTGCCTTCAATCTGCTCGCCTTTGTAGGCTTGGAACTTAAGTTTATCCCAGTTGTTTTTAATTTGAAGCAAATCAGAAAGTAAACTAAGGGGATGAAGAATTGTTCCAACAACAATAAATTGACCGTCAGGAAGAAGAGTGTTAAGGCACGCCTTAAATACCCAGTCTTTGAGCTTCTTACGCTGTTCCTCAGATATAACCCCTTCATCTGTTTCAATATCGTCCAATATAACCAAGCTTGGTCTAAATCCCCGTATCTGACCACCTGCTCCTCTGGCACGTATGTTTACTCCTGTGGTTGTGATTATGTGGCTTTCAGACCATTTGTCGGATTTCAGGTCTCCGAAGAAGCTTAAGATTCTTCTATTGGATTCCAGTTCACGTTTAATGGCTCGCAGCATCTCTACGGCTAATCCTTCGGTTGCAGAGACTATGCAGATGTCCTTCTGCTTCTGGAATAACGTTGCCCATAAGGGATAAAAGATTGAACTGATTGAACTCTTTGCGAAACCTCTGGGTGCGGCAAGGACTAATCTTTTGGTTACGGGCAGGATGCTGTAGATTTCTTTATGAAACTCAGGAACGGAATAGGATAGGTAATCGGTTAGGAAGTAACCTACGAACTTATAGAGGTTGTTTGAAAGAACTTCTTTTAGCCGTTGGAGTTTTTCTTCTTCCATATAGTTTTAGCTCGCCAAGTACCAGACTCCGTTTAGTTCATAGATTGCGAATGAGTATATACCCATTTCATCAGCGATTAGTTTTTTCATATTACTCCTGTTTAGTTGGTTACTTCTTAAACATCTTTATACACTGCTTAACTAACCCCATAGACTCTTTAGCCGTTTTCGCTAATTCCAGAGCTGGGGTTACTATATGCTTACGAATAAACCTATACCATAATACTGAAGTTATCAT